CAGTATTTGGATTAACAATATGCCAAGGTAATTTACTTGCCTCACAACTAATTAAATCTGCTTTACTTGGCGTTGGATAAGTAACAGGATGAGAATGAACAATAGACATAATCGTTCCTTTATCTGACCATTTTGCATAGTCATCAGGATCTAATAAAAAAGTTGTTGTTGGCTCGTCAGCAATATTGCCACAACGCTTGTAATGCTCTTTCCCCTTTATTAATACAACTAAACCAACAGACTCTTTGGGATCTTCCTCCTTTGCGTGAAGTAACGCAGCTTCTTTCCACTTCATGCGAAGAACGTCCCAACCCCAGGAAATTCAGACCGTAAACATTGTCTTTTCGGCCCACGAACTCCTACTAGGTCTAAAGAAGCACTTAGCTCAAAAGAAACAGACTCTCTTGATTCAACAGCTTTACGGTCAACAATCCAAGTCTCTCTAGGAAACTCAGCATAAGGGTCTGGTGTACCTAAAGGATTACTATTTCCAGGGAAATTTGCTGCATCTAAGTATCGTGCCAATGTCCTTATCCTAATCAATTCTGAACCTGCTAAATCGTTTCCAGGTGTTGTTTCATTTGCTGTTTGTAGTATTGCTGTTACAGCAGAAAGAGCATTACTAATTGTTAATCCTGGTCTAGGTACTTGACCTGATTTATATTCAAAACCAGAGGCGGCTATAGGTAAACGAGTATAAGAATTACCTTGCCAAACTACATTCCCATTAGAGTTTAAGTTTGTTCCTGCGTGAAAACGATGATTTGTTGTAACGCTATCAGGATTACCCGTTGGATAATGTACTCCTTCTCTTAATTTCAGTTCAAATAATTCAATAATTGCTGATGGATTTAGCTTCTGTAACTCTTGATAAACGCTACTAATTGCAGTCCAAGTAACACCACCATCTACAACAGTACTTTCTAATTTGCGAGGCCAAACAGGTTCAGACGAACCACTTGTCCCTGCTGTTGTAACTTTAAAAACAAAGCCAGTGTCTTGAACAGTGGTGGCTCGTCTTACATCACCAACACTAAAAGATGTACTGGCTGCCCATGCTGCTACTGCTGACATTAGGGTTCAAATACCTCCCTAAATGTTGCACTAATTGTTGCTCTATTTAAGTATGGAATACTTTTATTCCAGCTAGGACAAACATATTTACTTGAAGAACTTTCCCCTGGAGGTGTCCAAGTAAAACTTGCAGAATCATTTGCTCTTGCATCTAAAAAAGTTTCAATTGTATCTGCATCTGCTTCAGATACTTTAAAAGTAACTCGATAAACCTTTGGATTTTGATGTTGGGCTAAACCAAATAAAATCCTTTGCTCATAACCATCTGCAAATTGAATAGTCCTTGTTTTAGGGCTACTTGTTTTTTGAACCCCGTAAGTTGGAGTGACGTTAGGAAAATTTGCCATTACGCTAATAAACCTCCAGGTCTTTTCTCTTTAACTAATTCAGCTTGTATAGCTGCCGCCAGCATACTTCCTAATTCCTGTGCTGCACCAGCGTCTCCCTCAACTGACGATCCAGAAGCATCTACATTAACTACTACGTTTGCTCCTCCCATTTCGTGATTTGGGATTATTGTTCCTGCGGAATCTGGTACGAATAGTTCTGGTCCTCGCTCCCCTACGATTGAAGGTCTTCCTTTAGGTGGTCTACCTCCATTTGCAAACCCAAAGAATTTTTTGGCTCCAGGTATGGGGAGGTTAGATAATGCCATACTCACACCGAAATCTAATAACGCATCACTGATCTTTCTGAATACACTTCCTGCTATTTCTCCTAAAGATTTAGTGCCATCAATAGCTGCTTGGATTCCCTGCACTAACCCATCCTTTATTGTTGATCCTATATTTTTATAAAGATCATTTAACCTCTGGGTAGCTTTTTCCTCCTCCTTCAATACATATAACTTCTCTAGTTTTGATCTAATAGCCGATTCATCCTGTATTTCACCGTCTTTCTTTATTTCCATTATTTGAGTCTCTATTTCAAATTCCATAGAACTCATACCTATTCCTTTTTCTAATAAAGCTATCTCTTTGTCTATATTCTCAACTCTTTGAGCTTGTATGTCTGCAAGTACCTTATCCCCTGCTGCTTTATCCTTCCTAGCGTTTGATTCTTTTTGAGCAGTCTGTACTTCTCCTAAAGCTTCATTCCAAGATCCTACATTTGGATTAGCTTTCATAAGTTCTTTGTCCTCTTTTGTTCTCCATATAGGAGCTTTTCTCCAGGCATCCGCTAATTTCCTTGCTTTTATAACCTCTGGATCTTTAGAAACTTGAGACTGCCTTAGTAAATTTGCCTTAGTCAACTGACCTGTTACAGCCCTACCTATACCCGTATTACCAAAAGCACTAGCAAAAGAAGCTCTCATTTGCGTCATGGCTATCGTAAATTGATTAGCCAGTTCAGTTGTGCCTTTACCAAACCTAGTTAGTGCATCTACTCCCTTTTGACCTACCAGATTAATCATTTTATTTCTTGCTGCTTCAAAAGCTGCTTCTTCTCCCCCTAATTTTTCTAAGGTTTTTAAATTCTTTTCAAATTCTGTTCCTGTTATACCGAGTGCTGCTGATAAGGCTTGCACATCTTTTGTGTTTTCATTTAAAGCTTTACCTAAATTCTGTACCGACCCAACGAATTCAGTTACGGTTGAAGCAACAGATGTAGCAACTAAACCCCCTGCAAATCCTCCCATTTGACCGCCGTATTTAGCACCTAAACCACCACCTAAAGCACCTGCGGCTGCTGTGACTGGTCCTTGTCCAAATAACAGAGGAAATGCACCACTGATTGCCGCACTTTGCCATACACCTGTAGGTCTACCTGCCCCTGTACCTACTGGACCTGGAAGTAATTTTCCTCTTTGATAGTTAAGCTTTGAACTTGGTCCGCCCATACGAGCAGAACGATCCACCCATGCTGGTGAGCCTACATCTCTAACAGCATCTCCTCTTATAGGAGAAGCCATATTATTAGATCTCCTAGAAAGTATTCTTAATTGCTTATTTCTCTCTCTAGTTTGTTTTCGTAATATCCTTAGTTTTCTTTCTTCTTTCTTAAGGGATAAGTTTAACTGACTACCTATATCTTTAAATAAATTAAAATCCCTTTTACCTTGTGCTGTATTGAGATTTCCGTATTTTAATCTTAGCTTATCTACCTTAATTCCCTGAGTATCCAAATCATCTAATCTACTCCTTAAATTAAAATTTGTATGTCTTGCTTTATTTAAATCATGGACTCCTTTTACTCTAATTTTATCCTTCTTTGCACTTTCTGTTTCTGCCTTTAATGTTTTTTGACTTATTAATAACTCATTAGCTGCCTCAGTATTTTTTAACTTACTAAGAGATATTAGTTCTTTAGCTGATTTAATTTCTCCAGCGTCTACATCACTTTTTACTTGCCAATAATTTGCCTCCTGTAGTTTTAAATCTACGCCTTTTTTATTTAATCTAAGACCTCTGCCATATTGAACAGCATTTCTATTTAATAGATTATTTATAGACGTTTGGGTTTTTTCCTCTTCCTTACTCGATGCAGCTTTATTAGCTGCGGATTTACCAATACTCTTTACTTTGGTATCTAATTCGCCTAACTGCTTATTTAGAGACTGGTGATTTAGTTCTATGTTTACTGAATATGTTGCCCCTGCCACAGCTATACCCAATAAATAAGATTAGTTTAGCGCATACCCTTTGTTCTAGCTTTAACTTGAGCGTCTTTGTACGCTTTCTCTTCTTCTTCGGCTTTAAGAGAGAAATATGCGCTCCATCCGAGTAATTCTTGGAACGACATTTTTTCCCTGATTTCTTTCAAGGTGTAACCGAGCTTTTCCGCTATAAAAAATTGCAGGTTTAAGAAATTATTCTTCTGTAGTTCCGCTTTTTACGGCATCTGGGTCAACCTCATCCCCCGTTGATTGCATCTTTGTCATTATGTCTAGTAGTACACCTAAAGGTACTTCCCTTCTTAATCCTGGTCTATCTGCATCTGTAAAAAGTCTATTACCAGCAGAATCTTGGGCTTTAGTGATGATTATTTGAAGAGCAAAATCCAAACTACCTTCATCATCACCCTTACCCATTGCCTTTAATGTACTGTTTATTGTGTCTCTATCTGCAATCGTGATGGGTGTCCAAAAGATGTCTA